TATTGGGTGCATTGAACTTGATGGTACTCAACGACGGCGACTTACCGCACTGGCTCGCCTCAATTGTTCGGGCAGTCTTGCGACTAAAGCCGGGGGGCCGTGATGAACCATGACCCTATGACCTATGGCGACGTACTACTGACTATTCGTATCTGTATTCATCTGGCGACCCTCGGCGTTTTGCTCGGCTATTCGAGCGAACACCGCACGAAATGGTTTTCGACGTTACTCGCCTTCCTCCTCGCCGGTACATCGTTCGCGATGGCCGTGCAGAGTCTTATCCGGTTTTCGATTTACGGGCCTACCACGGAAATTTGGAGCGTGCTGTTCTTCGGCGTCGTGCTGATCCTTATCAGCTATAGCGGGGGGAATATCGCGAGGGTTCTTTATCAAGATCGACGGTGGTTTACGCGATGAACATCAGCAGCGCCGGTATCCAAACCATCAAGGGGTTCGAGCAGTTACGGCTAACCGCCTATCTCGACTCGGGCGGTCGCTGGACTATCGGCTATGGACATACCGCGTCGGCCGTTGCCGGGATGCAGATCAGCGAGGCGAGAGCGCTCGAACTACTCGCTAAAGACTTGGCCGAGGCAATAACCGCCGTGAACAAATTGGTCACCGCCCCGCTTGAACAGTACGAGTTCGATGCCCTCGTGTCGTTCGTCTTCAACATCGGCAAGAGCGCGTTTAAGACCTCGACCATCCTCCGGCTTATCAACGCCCGGTCGGACCATATGTCCATCGCCGCCGAGTTCAAGCGCTGGGTATATGACAACGGTAAGCGGGTCGCAGGGCTCGAAACACGCCGCGCAAAAGAACGGTTGCTGTACCTGGGCAGAGTTGCCCATCCATGAAGGGGAACGGCTATGAAGCTTATTGAAGGTTGGGAGAAGGCTTACAAGTTGAGTTCGGTCCAGTTGGGCACGGCCGCTGTTGTAGTCGCTGCCGCTGACCAATGGCTACCCGCCGTGTCGGCGTTCCTCCCGCCTTGGTTGTCGGGGCTACTTACCGCCCTCGCTATCGTCGCCCGTGTGATTGCTCAACCCAAGGCAGCAGCCGAGATGAAAGCCGACTAACCACGGTGCTACACGATGAAGACCAAGGCGAGCTGGCACCACCTATACAACACGAAGGAATGGAAGCAGCTACGCCTTGCTCAGTTACGCAAGGAGCCTATGTGCGCCTACTGCCTCGCCCTCGGGTTGTATACCAGTGCGAACGTCGCAGACCACAAGAAGCCGCACAAAGGTGACCTCACGTTGTTCCACGACCCGGACAACCTCCAGAGCCTCTGTAAGCTCTGCCACGACTCGGCCAAGCAGACCCTTGAGCGGTCTGGCGTGTTGCCCGGTTGTGACCCCTCCGGCCGTCCCCTCGACCCTCGCCACCACTGGCGCAGGTAGGGGGGGAGGGAAAAAGCTTGCACAGACACTGCTAAAGACCGATCGCCCATAACGGTCTTCATAAAAACGTATTTTTTTAGGAATTTGGCTATGGCTGACCGAGGACGCAGATCAGCGGCGTCGCTTGTTGTCGCCTCGCCCACGTCGTTATCGCACCGGCTCGCACCGCCACCGACTTTGACCAACGCACAAAAGGCGGTCTGGGTTTCGGTCGTCAACTCGAAGCCGGCCGAGTGGTTCGGCGAGGAACACGGGCCGATGCTCGCGCAGTACTGCCGGCACAAGGTACAAGCCGACCTAATCGCGCAGCAGCAGGAGAGTTTTGACCCCGCGTGGCTGACCGATGACGAGGGTTTGAAGCGATACGACAAGCTCGGCGCGATGGCCGAGCGCGAAACGCGCTGTATGAACGCGCTACTTCGCTCGATGCGGCTGACTCAACAGAGCCTAATCCGCGCCGACAAGGTAGTTCACTCGCAAGGTAAGGGGCGGAAACCGTGGCAGCTCGAACAAGACTGACACGGGGGGAGCGCAATTGCGCGTGGATTGAGGCGCACTGCTGCATCCCCGAAGGCCGAATGGTCGGGCAACGCGTCAAGTTGACCAAGCATCAGCGCCGTTGGATGAAGGTTATTTACGATTCGCCGACCCGCGTTTTCATTTTGTCGATGGCCCGCAAGAATGCAAAGACCGCGTTCAGTGCGTTCATCGTCTTGCTTCACTTGTGCGGACCCGAGGCGCGGCCGAACTCGCAGCTATATAGCGCGGCACAATCCCGCGACCAAGCTGCAATCCTGTTCGAGCTGGCCGCGAAAATCGTTCGGCTCAGTTCGGAATTGTCCTATTACGTCACGATTCGGGACACCGCCAAGGAGCTTTTGTGCGGCGAACTCGGGACGTTTTTCAAGGCGCTATCCGCCGACGCCTCGACCAAGTTCGGGCTGTCTCCGGCGCTCGTTATCCACGACGAATTAGGCCAAGTTGTCGGCCCCCGGTCGCAGCTTTATGAGGCGCTCGAAACCGCAAGCGCTGCGCAAGACCAGCCGATGTCTATCATCATTTCGACTCAAGCCCCGAACAGCGCCGACCTATTTAGCCTACTCATCGACGACGCGCTCACCGGAGCCGACCCGCGTAACAAGATCGAAATTTGTACCGCTCCGATTGACCTCGACCCGTTTAGTGAGGAGGCAATCCGCGCAGCGAATCCGCACTTTGATGACTTCATGAACAAGACGGAAGTACTACGCCAAGCCTCCGACGCGAAGCGTTTACCGGCTCGTGAGTCGGCGTATCGCAACCTAATTTTAAACCAGCGCGTGGCGGCGAAAGCCCCGTTCGTAAGCTGGGCCGTATGGGAGGAAAACGCCGGGAAGCCCGAGCCATATCACGGACAAAAAGTCTGGGCTGGCCTCGACCTTTCGAGCGTCTCCGACCTTACCGCGCTCGTCTCTGTCACCGAGGATGGCGACGTTCATTCAACCTTCTGGTTACCCGAGGAAGGCATTAAAGAGAAGGCGCGAAACGACCGCGTACCGTATGACGTTTGGGCCGAAGAGGGTCTGCTAGAACTCACGCCCGGCCGCTCTATCGAGTACCGATATGTGGCCCGGTGGCTGCGAGAATTGTTCGATGATTGCGACGTTCAGGCGCTCGCATTCGACCGTCACAACATGCGTTTCCTAACCCCGTGGCTAATCGAGGCGGGGTTCTCTGACCTGGAATTGACGCGCTTTAAACCCTTCGGCCAAGGCTGGGTGTCCATGTCCCCGGCGCTGCGTGAACTCGAAGCGCGGCTACTCGCCAAGGGCTTACGCCACGGCAACCATCCGGTGTTAACCATGTGCGCCGCCAACGCGATCACCGTCGCGGACGAGGCAGGCAACCGCAAGTTCACAAAGAGCAAAGCGACCGGCCGTATCGACGGGATGGTGGCGCTCGCTATGGCGGTCGGCGCGCAAGGCGAACCGACCGAGGACGCTCCTATCCACGACTTATTTATGGTGCTCTGATGCTATTTTTCGGCAAGCAAAAAAAGCTAGAGCAGGAGGTCGCAACCCTCCGTGCGGAGCTAGGCAAGATCAGCGCGAATACGCTTGACGGCTGGGGAAGTGCCGAGCAGTGGGCCGAGTTCTTCGGCGTTAAACCAGCCTCGTCTGGCGTCTCGGTTACGGTCGAATCGTCGAAGCGTAGCGCTGCCGTTTACGCCTGTACTCGATTGATCGCCGGGGCCGTCGCGTTGCTCCCGCTCCCGGTATACGAACGGACCGCCGACGGTAGCCGCAAGAAGGCGGAACACCCGCTCTGGTGGCTCCTCAACGAGAGCCCATATCCGACCCTTACCGCCTGCTCGTTTTGGGAGTGGATGCTTGCGTCCATGCTGATGCGGGGCGACGGATTCGCGCAGATTATCCGCGACCGTAGCGGCAACCCATCGAGCCTGATGCCGCTTCCTCGGGAGTGCGTTCACGTTACCGAAAAGGACGGGCGCCTCGTCTACTTTGTCAGCGATGGCGAGTCGGTGTATGGCCTGTTTGATGATGACGTTTTGCATTTTCCGGGCTTCGGTTTCGACGGGTGCAAAGGCGAATCCGTTATCCGATACGCAGCCCGACAAGCCGTCGGCACCGCACTTGCGGCCGACGAATACGCCGGGGAATTTTTCGCCAACGGTGCGGCGCCTTCCATTGCGCTCTCTTATCCGCAAGGCGTAGCGCCTACCGAGGCGCAGCAGAACCACTTACGGACTCAATTCACCGAGACGTATACCGGCAAGGGCAACCGTCACAAGCCATTGCTGTTGGTTAACGGCGGGAAAATCGAGCCGGTTTCTATGACGGCCGAGGATGCGCAGCTACTCGAAACCCGCAAATTTCAGGTTATCGAAATCGCTCGCGCCTTCGGCGTACCTCCTCACATGGTCGGCGAGACGAGCGCCTCGACAAGTTGGGGGAGCGGCATCGAACAAATGTCCATCGGGTTTGTTCGCTACACCCTCGGCCCGCACCTTCGCCGGATTGAGCAGGAACTAAACCGCAAGTTGTGGCCGCGCTCGCCGCGCTATTTCGTCGAGTTCAATCGCGACGGATTGCTGGCCGGCGATAGTAAAACCGAGTCTGAAGTCATCTCGAAATCGCTCGGCGGTCCGGGTGCCCAAGGCTGGATGACCGTCAATGAAGCACGGCGCATTAAGAACCTTCCGCCCGTACCGGGTGGCGACGTTCTCTATCTAACCAACGTTCCACAAGGGGCCAGCGTATGAAGCTGATGCAGCTCTACCTAAGCAATCAAGCCGCACCGCGTCAGGCCCGAATCGTTCAGGCCGGGCGTGAGGCGACCGTCTACATTTACGACATTATCGGTGAGTCTTGGGCCGGTGGCGTCTCCGCTCGCGAGTTCGTTCCCCAGCTCGCCGCGTTGGACGTGGACACTATTCACCTTCGCATCAATAGCCCCGGTGGCGACGTATTCGATGGCCGTGCTATCGCGAACGCACTTACCCAACACCCCGCCCACGTCGTCGCTCATATCGACGGTCACGCGGCGAGCGCTGCGACCTATGTAGCCCTTGCGGCCGACGAGGTTGAAATCGCAGACGGCGGTTTCTTCATGATCCATAACGCGTGGACCGTAGCACTCGGGAACGCGAACGACTTCGAGGCAACGGCCGGCATTCTGCGCAAGGTGGACGCGAGCATTGTCGCGGACTACCAACGCAAGACCGGCAAGTCTCCCGAGACAATCACCGAATGGATGGACGCCGAGACTTGGTTCACCGCACAGGAAGCCGTCGATCACGGGTTTGCTGACCGCATCGCGCCAGGTCAGAAGGCGGCGAAAAACCAGTGGAACCTTGCGGCCTACACCAACGCACCCGCAGCCCTTACCGAACAACCCGAACCAGAGCCAGTGATTGACCGCGCAGCCCTAGAGCGCCGGCTATCCCTGCTCGAAGTAATCGCGCCATAGGCACTCGCCATCGCGAACCCAGACCCGCCATCGGCGGGTTTTTTTATGAATGGAGAAAAGTAAAATGACTATTCAAACCATGCGCGAGCGCCGTAACGGTCTGGCTGTTGAGGCGCGCAAGCTGTTGGACGAATCGAAGGACAAAGCGTGGACCGCCGAGAACCAGACCAAGTACGACGGTCTGACCGGTGAAATCGTTGAGATCGATCAGCGCATTGAGCGCGAGCAAAAGCTGCTCGACCTCGCCGCCGAGGAACACGTTCAGCACCGCGACCGCGACCCGAAAGCCAAGCGTGATACTGAGGACATGCTTTCGGACATCAAGATTTTTGATTGCTGGATGCGTCGCGGTGAAAAGGGCTTGAGCGCCGAACAGGCGACCAAACTCTACAACACGATGTCGACCACTACCGGTTCCGAGGGTGGCTACACCGTTCCGTCGTTGATCGCCTCCGAGCTGATCAACTCGCTGAAGGACTTCGGCGGTATGCGCGCCGTGGCGCAACTCCTGACCACCGCGCAGGGTAATCCGCTCAGCTACCCAACCAGCGACGGCACCGCCGAAGTCGGCGAGCTGCTCGCGGAAAACACTGCGGCCGCTGCGCTCGACCCGTCGTTCGGCACCGTGGGTCTGAACGTGTTCAAGTACAGCTCCAAGGTGATCGCCGTTCCAATCGAGCTGCTGCAAGATTCGAGCGTTGATATTGAGGCGTTCGTCCGTGCGCGCATCATCGAGCGTATCGGCCGTATTACTAACCAGCACTTTACTACCGGGACCGGCACCGCCCAGCCTCGCGGTATCGTGACTGGTGCGTCGTCCGGCAAGGTCGGCACCACCGGCCAAACCTTGACCGTCATCTATGACGACTTGGTTGATCTGCTCGAATCCGTGAACGAGGCTTACCAGCTCGGCGGCGAGTGCAAATTCATGTTCGCCCAAACCGTTCGCGGCTTGCTGCGCAAACTGAAGGACACCGCTGGCCGTCCAATCTGGACGCCGGGTTACGAGGCCGGTATCACCGCTGGCGCACCGGACTTGCTGCTCGGCAAATCCGTAGTGATCAACAACGATATGCCGGTGCCTGCGGCTAACGCGAAGTCGATCATTTACGGCGACATGAAGAAGTACATCATCCGCGACGCAATGGCCGTGAACTTGATGCGCTTCGACGATTCGGCTTACGCCTCGAAGGGTCAGGTGGGTTTCCTCGCCTTCATCCGCTCGGGTGGTAACCTCGTCGACACTGCTGCCGTGAAGTACTACGCGCATTCCGCGACCTAAGAAACAACCGGGGCGGCCTTCGGGTCGCCCCACTTTTTCGTTGGCGGAAAGGGTGGAAAAAATGGCCGTAACTAAATTGATTTCTACACGTTGTCTTGTTGCCTTCACTCTGGAACAAGTCGACTACAAACCAAACCAAGTCGCGGAGTTTTCCGCGCCGGTTGTCGCTACCTTGAAAGCGCTCGGCTGGGTCGACGACGACAAGGCTGCCGTGGCCTACGCGTTGCAAATCAGCGAGGCATAAATCATGCGCCTAGAATTGCTCACCCCTCCGGCGACCGAGCCTGTCACGTTGGCCGAAGTCAAAACGCGCCTGCGTATTGACGACGCTACGGACGACGCCGGGGTGACGCGGTTGATCGCGTCCGCGACCAAGCACGCGGAGAGTATTACCCGGCGAGCGTTCGTAACGCAGAGCTGGGCGTTAACCCTCGACGCGTTCCCGTGCGGTTCTATTTCGCTCCCGCTTCCCCCGCTCCAATCGGTCGAAGAAATCAGCTACATCGATTCGACCGGGGCGACCGTTGTTCTGCCGACAACCGAGTACCTCGTCGACAAAAACGGCATGATTGGCATGATCCACCGCGCCTATCAAAAGCAATGGCCGACAACCCGAGCGCAACCGATGGCGGTCCGCATCAAGTTCACGGCGGGTTATGGCGCGGCTGGTGCGGTTCCTTCTGACCTGGCATCGGCCATGATGTTATTGATTGCGCACTGGGACCAAAACCGGGAGCCGGTCGTGGTCGGTACGATTGTTTCGAGCGTGCCGCTGAGCGTCGAATCGTTGCTCGCTCCCTTTGTGATTCCGGGGGTTGCATGAGACTCGGCCCGCTACGTCACCGCGTTACGTTCGAGAAGCGCAAGACCGGCCGCGACGAGTTCGGCCAGCCGCTCGAAGGGTGGGATTTAGTCGCGACTCTGTGGGCTTCCGTCGAGCCGATTAGTGGGCGCGAACTATTGAGCGCTCCACAAGTACAGGCCGAAGTGACTCACCGAATCCGCTGCCGATATCGGGCCGGGCTTGAGGCGTCGCAGCGAATCGTTTTCGATAGCCGCCCGTTTGATATCCAGTCGGTTATTAACCCTCGCGAGATTGGTGCCTCGTTGGAAATCTTGGCGACCGAGGGGCTTACCGATGGCCGATGAAATTAGCGTCAAGGGGTTGAGCGAACTCAAGCGCACGATGGAAGCGCTACCCGCACGAATCGGCGAGAAGGTTGTCCGCGCCGGGCTCCGAGCTGCCGGCCAAGTCATGCGCAAGGATGCTCAGTCTCGGGTGCCAATCCTCAAGTCACCGAGCAAGTACCGGAAGCCCGGCACGGTAAAGCGAGCCATCGTTATCAAGCGTTCGCGTAAGGATAAATTCGGGGTGTACATCGGTATCAAGCTTTTAAAGGCGAAGCAGATTAAAGCCTTCAAAGGCGGCAAGGTTAACAAGGCTGCGGCTCAAAATCCCGATGATCCGTTTTACTGGTTGTTCCTCGAATTCGGTACGGCGAAGCTCACGAAAACCCCGTTCCTGCGGCCGGCGTTCGAGGCGAAAAAGTTCGAGGCTCTCCGCAAGTTTGAGGAGTACTGCAAGCAGCGCGTGGTGAAGGAAGCGGAGAAACTCGCGCAAGAGATGGGGAGCAAAGCGGCATGATCGAATCAGACGTTCAGTCGGTACTCGTTGCATCTGCCGCCGTCGGCGCCTTAGTCGGCGACCGGGTAGCCGCAGGAATGCTCCCCGAGGGAGAGCTACGCCCGTATGTGACTTACTCGCTAATCACCGGGGAGCGTATCCCCTCGATGACTGACTCGGGCTTGATGCGTCATGCGCGAATCCAGATCGATTGCTGGTCGCCGAACTACGGACAAGCGAAGCAAATCGCGCTCGCCGTCCAAGGTGCAATAGAGGCGAGCGCGCTGTTCGAGGTTGTGTTCATTGCGGACCAAGACCTATACGACAGCGAGGTAAAATTGCATTACGTTGTCCTCGACTATTCGGTCTGGCAGGTGACGGCGTAGTTAGTTCAGGTCGACCCATAAGTGGCGTTGAGCCGCCATAAATTTGTGATCGTAACCCTTATCCCAAGGCAGCCGTCCGTTGTTATCGGGGATAACCATTTGTAGGAACGTCGGGGTTTTCTTCGACCTCTCGTAATGGAACAACGCCTGACAGCAAAAGTCGTTCGCGGCCGAATCGGGAAGGTAACGAAACCCCACCGGGAAATTTCCGATACTTGAATCAGTCTGCCCGGCGACGAACGTTTCGCCGGCTTGAATCTTTTGGAAAATTGCCCAGAGGATACCGTGGCAATTTTCGAGGCGTAGCCCGCAGATAAGGATTTCCGGGTGGTCAAGTTCGGTAAAGCCAACGGTATAGGCAAAGACGCCTTTAGGGTCGGGGACGGCGATAGTCGTAAACCCCACCCGAGCAATATCGCCGGTTATTCTTTCGCGCATATTCATTTGGTTTTTCCCTCTGCTGGTGGTGGGTATCCGATTGTTTCCCGCGACGCGTCGCCGTCGGGTCGAATCCGATTGTTCATCGGGTCTTTAAACCAGCCCTGCGGCTCCTCGTCCTTTTCCGGGTCAAAGGCGCTCATAGCAGCGACGGCATCGGCCAGCGTCTTGTAGCAATAGCAACATTCAAACCCGTGGTAATCCAAGTTAAAGAACAGCCGCCCGTTAAAGGCCATCTGCGCGGCCGCTAACCATGTGCCGTCCTCAAGTTGGCGCGCATAGGTGTAACCCATACCCATTACGTCATCTAGGTCTATCCCGAGCCCGGAGGGGTTCGGCTTCCCGGTGTTCATCTCTTCTGTCCCCTGGGCAGATCGCCCACGGAACTCGGGGCGACGACCTCGAATTGTATAACAAAAGTAATCACGCGGCGCACTGCCGACGAACTCCCCCGCAAGTCACACGACCCCCAACCCCATACGCTCGGAGTAATTTCCATGACTTCTAAAAGCCGCGCCGTGTCCTCGCAGGGCACCCACTTCTATATCGAGAACGCAGCAGCGACACTCGCGACAACCACTATTACCGGCATTTCCAAGGCGGCAAAAGCCGTGGTGACTTTCGCGTCGCATACCTTTGTAAAGGGCAGCGTGATTCGTTTCGCCGCCGTCGTCGGGATGACCGAGATTAACGGCCTTGAGGGTATCGTCGAAGCGACGACCGCCACCACCGTGACCCTCGCGAATATCGACTCTACTGGCTTCACGACTTACGGCAGCGCCGGGACCGCAGCGGCGCTCCAGTTCTTCGAAACCTGCCAGCACAAGTCGTATTCCGGTTTCGACGGACAGGCGAGCGAGATCGACACCACGACTCTTTGCTCGACCGCTAAGGAAAAATCCCTCGGCCTGCAAGACTTCGGCGGTATGTCGGCAGACCTTCACTATGTCGAGGACGACGCATTCCAGATTGAGGCGAAAGTCGCCAAGCGCGAAGCGTTGCCGCGCTGGTTCAAGCTGGTTAAGCAAAACGGCTATATCAAAATCTTTGAAGGTTACGTGCGCTCGCTGAGCGACTCGGGCGCGGTCGACGGGACCAACGCCGGTACGCTGGCGGTCACTATCACCGGCGAAGTTTACGAGGTGGCCAGTGCTTAATCGCGATCAAATCTTGAGCGCAAAAGACCGAGCCCAACAGGTAATCCATATCGAAGAG